CCTTACCAGTGGCAGCACGAGCCGATCCTGTTTGGCTGGAAGAAAGCGGGCAAACACGCCTGGTACTCCGACCGTAAGCAGTCTACCATCTGGGAGTTTGACAAACCCAGGAAGAATACTGACCACCCGACCATGAAACCCGTGCCGCTGGTAGCTTACCCGATACTCAACTCCAGCATGACAGGGTGTATTGTTCTTGATCCGTTCGGTGGTTCGGGCAGCACCCTGATCGCCTGTGATCAGACCGGCCGGATTTGCTACACTGTGGAGCTGGACGAGAAGTTCTGCGATGTTATTGTGAATAGGTACATTGAGTTTAAGGGTTCCGACATTGATGTTTTTCTTATGCGCGATGGTCAGAAAATACCCTTTAACAGTGTACCAAAACTGGTATAAAGGCTTGCTATTCCACAGCTTAAGAGTGATGTATATGACTACCAAAACGAAAGGTGGTCGATCTCATGGAATTTAAGTTTAACGTTACCGGCGCTAGGCGTAAAGAACTGGTTCAGGTGATCAGCGAAATCCTGAATACTGCACCGGAATACAAAGGCGTTCCCACATTTGCTTATGTCATCGGCGGATTTACCGTCAACAAAGAAGGCACCCTCAGCGCCAGTGAAAACAACAGTGAGGAAGATCTTGAGCAACTATTAGACGAGCTTGACCAACGCGGATTTCAATTTGAAGCGCCGAGCGAACTGGTTATTGAGATGCCCAGGGAAGGTTTTACCGAAGCCGCCATTGCCAATCTGGAGCGGCTGGTTAAGAGCAAGGAAACTCTTATTAAGAAAGCCCTGGACACAGACAGGTTGCCAATTGAACTGACCGAGGACAGGCTGCGTTTCCCTTGGTTCTCCAGAAGCCTTGCGGCGGAAGAAGTCAACGCCTATGCCCGCTTCATCGGTGCGCTCTGCGCCATAGCCAAGAACCAGCATCGGGTAACCGCCACTGAAAAGGCTTATGATAACGAAAAATACGCTTTTCGCTGCTTCCTGCTGCGCCTAGGATTTATCGGGCCGGAATACAAAACGGAACGAAAAATTCTGCTCTCCAGGTTAACCGGCAGCGCTGCTTTCAAAAATGGCCAGCGCAATTCGGAGGAGGATACTAAAGCATGAAGCAGATTCATCCTGAAATGTTAAAGGCGCTAAGGTCATATTTTTCCCCGGGTACGCGGGTCGAATTGGTCCGTATGGAGGACCCGTACACCAGGCTGAAACCTGGCGACCAAGGCACAGTATCATTTATAGACGATACCGGCACCGTATTTGTCAACTGGGACTCCGGTAGCGGGCTGGGGGTAGTATTTGGCGAGGATGAGATAAGAAAACTCGATGATACTCTGCGCCGGGCAGCCTCTAAGTCAGCAGAAATGGAGAAAGCAAAATGAATGAGACCATACGGATGCAGATTTTGGCCATCAGGGAAAGCGGCGTCACGAATATGTTCGACATCCCCCGCGTTAGTCAGGAAGCAAACATCCGAGGCTTTCACGAACTGGTTAACTATCTTAATGACTATAAGACCGAGTACGTTCGCTTTATCTTGACGGGTGAAGAAGATGAGAACAAATAACTGAAGACTAATAAATATACGGTTAACAGAGCTTCTTATGAGGCTCTTTTCTTTTGTTCGCTTTAAGAAAGGAGGCGGCAATCATACGTAGACTCAAGAAATATAAACCAACACAGTTTATGGCACCGGATTCAAAATACAGTAAAGACGCCGCCGACTATGCTGTGGCGTTCATCCAAGCCCTGTGCCACACCAAAGGCTCCTGGGCTGGCAAGCCCTTTGAACTTATCGACTGGCAGGAACAGATTATACGCGATATTTTTGGGATACTGAAACCCAATGGCTATAGGCAATTCAATACGGCTTATGTGGAAATTCCAAAGAAAATGGGTAAGTCAGAATTAGCGGCCGCCATTGCCTTGCTTCTCACCTGCGGGGACAACGAGGAACGTGCTGAGGTTTATGGCTGTGCCGCCGACCGCCAGCAGGCATCCATTGTGTTCGAGGTCGCCGCCGATATGGTGCGGATGTGTCCCGCACTGAACAAACGTGTTAAGATCCTGGCTTCCACCAAGCGGCTAATTTACCTGCCGACCAATAGCTTTTATCAGGTGCTGTCGGCTGAAGCCTATTCGAAGCATGGTTTCAACATCCACGGCGTGGTGTTTGACGAGCTGCATACCCAGCCTAATCGGAAATTGTTTGACGTCATGACCAAAGGCTCCGGAGATGCAAGGATGCAGCCGCTTTACTTCCTCATCACGACAGCGGGCGATAACGTCAACAGTATTTGCTATGAGGTGCATCAAAAAGCCAAAGACCTGCTGGCTGGTCGTAAGCATGATGCGACGTTTTATCCTGTAATCTATGGAGCGGAGGAAGATGACGACTGGACTGACCCTAAAGTGTGGAAAAAAGTTAATCCGTCGCTGGGTATAACCGTAAGTATCGGCAAGATTAAAGCTGCTTGTGAAAGCGCGAAACAAAACCCCGCTGAGGAAAACAGCTTCCGGCAGCTTAGGCTTAACCAATGGGTCAAACAGTCAGTGCGCTGGATGACCATGGAGAAATGGGATAAGTGTGCTTTCAAGGTTGACCCGGAAAAATTAAAAGGCCGGGTTTGCTATGGCGGCTTAGACTTGTCCAGCACTACCGATATAACAGCTTTTGTGCTCGTTTTTCCCCCGGCTAATGAGGACGATAAATTTCATATTCTCCCCTACTTCTGGATACCGGAAGAAAACCTCGATCTTAGGGTTAGGCGCGATCACGTAAACTACGACCTGTGGCAAAAACAAGGTTTTCTGAAAACCACCGAGGGCAACGTGGTCCACTACGGATTTATCGAAGCCTTTATTGAGGAGTTGGGTGCCCAATACAATATCAAAGAAATCGCCTTTGACCGCTGGGGAGCGGTCCAGATGACACAGAACTTAGAAGGGCTTGGCTTTACGGTAGTGCCGTTTGGCCAGGGGTTTAAGGATATGTCCCCTCCTACCAAGGAACTAATGAAACTGACCCTGGAAGAAAAGATCGCACATGGCGGTCATCCGGTTCTGCGCTGGATGATGGATAATATTTTTATCCGCACAGACCCGGCCGGAAACATTAAACCGGACAAGGAAAAGTCTACAGAGAGGATTGACGGTGCAGTGGCAACTATTATGGCACTGGATAGAGCAATACGATGTGGAGCAGTAAATAATGGCTCTGTCTATGATGAACGTGGTTTGTTGATGCTTTAATTGTTCGCATTTCATGATACACTAAATTTGGTAACTTTTTATGTATCCGGTACTGTTAAGCTTTGTAATGTGAGGTGTGGCATGCCTACATATGTAAAACAATTATTCACTGATTCAGGGAAAGAAATTCTCGGCCAGGTAAAATGGGGTCAAAAAGTTAACTGTAATTATCCGGGAATTTATGTGGTTGCGATTACTGATTCGGCTGAAAAAATTGTCTGCTCTGTTGATGCGCCTATATCAGTGAAAATCGTTCAAGATTGGATAACTTATGTACCGAAGCTTAACCTTGATGGTAAGCGCCCTAGATATGGAGATTTGGTGAATAGGCTCAAAGAATTCTGGATTCCTGATGAGACAATATTATATATAGGGAAAGCCGGTACATCATTAAAAGACAGGGTTAACCAATATTATAATACTAGGCTAGGAGATCCCAAACCTCATGCAGGAGGACATTGGATAAAAACGCTAAAGAACTTGAGTGATCTTAATATATTCTGGACTACATCTGTGGGTGAAAAAGCAAAGGATGTTGAAGATCGATTTATAAAGAATTTTATTCGTAACGTATCTAATGAGAGTAAACAAAATTTATTTGATTCAGAACATCCTTTCCCTTTTGCCAATCTAGAGTTTCCAAAAGGGACGAGAAAAAGACATGGCTTACAATACCAGGTAAAGCGGTGATTTTTTTGACCAGCATAATTGAAGGCATAAAGCGCAAGTCTTATAATACGTTTTCATTTTGGGAGAATTCCTTTGGATGGGCTCCTGATTCAGCTGCAAATAAACTGTCTGCTGCGCGCTTAGATTGGCTGAAAGAGCTTACCGATTGTTTAGAAATCTGGGAAGATAAAGGGATTTGTCTTACAAATGGCGAGTTGCTGTTAGCTTGCTCAAATTTAGGAGCTTTGGTTGAAGGTTGGCTAAAACTGTTCTACTGTGTTTACTACGAAGATTATTTGAGAAACCCGTTGAAGCAAAAAACACAAATCGTAGAACCTAACGATATGAGTTTTGAAAAACTAAAGCAATTCAGCAGGGGGATATTGTGGGATCAATCTTCTGATTGGGACAAATGGATAGATAGAATACAGAAAAAGAGAAATGCAATACATGCTTTTAATGATAGAGATATAGGGACAGCCGCTGAATACTTGGATGATATTAGAAGGTATGATCGCTTTATTGACTTGTTAGATGGCAGGTTGCCTTATCCAGACTAGGTTATCGTATTCTATGATTTTATTAAATAAATAAGCATCTCGAAAGAGGTGCTTTTTTCATGCCCATTTTTTAGGAGGAGCATTTTATGAAAATACCCGTATTATCAAGATTATTAAAGCCCCGAGCAAGTCCTAAAAATCGTCTGTATGGCAGCACATACAGCTTTTTCTTCGGCGGAACCGCCAGCGGCAAAACCGTCAATGAAAGAACGGCCATGCAGACCACCGCGGTATATGCCTGCGTTCGCATCCTGGCGGAAACTATAGCCAGTCTGCCACTCAATATTTATCGATCCACGGACAATGGCAAGGAGAAAGCCACAGATCACCAACTATATTATCTGCTTCATGAGGAGCCTAATCCGGAGATGACTTCATTTGTGTTTCGGGAAACACTGATGAGTCATCTTTTATTATGGGGCAACGCCTATGCCCAGATAATTAGAGACGGTAGGGGCCGAATCTTGGCCCTTTATCCCCTGCTGCCCGACCGCATGACAGTGGATCGGACAACCGAGGGGCAGCTATATTACGAATACCGCAAGGACACCGGATATGTAATCTTAAGGCCGGAAGATATCCTGCATATTCCCGGGCTTGGTTTTGACGGATTGGTGGGCTACTCCCCCATCGCCATGGCCAAGGACGCCATCGGCATGGCAATCGCCACCGAAGAATATGGGGGCAAATTCTTTGCCAATGGAGCCAGTCCGGGCGGAGTTTTAGAGCATCCCGGGGTAGTCAAAGACCCGGCCCGAATCAGAGAGAGCTGGAACGCGGTCTACCAGGGCAGCGGCAACGCCCATCGGATAGCGGTGCTGGAAGAAGGTATGAAGTTCCAATCCATCGGTATACCGCCGGAACAGGCGCAGTTTCTTGAAACCAGAAAGTTTCAGACCGAGGAGATATGTAGAATCTTTCGGGTACCGCCCCATCTGGTAGCCAACTTGGATAAAGCCACTTTCAGCAACATCGAGCATCAATCTATCAGTTTTGTAGTCCATACCATCCGTCCTTGGCTGGTAAGGCTCGAGCAAGGAATGAATAAAGCTCTGCTCAGCCCATCCGAAAAGGGTCAGTATTTTGTGGGCTTTGTGGTGGACGGACTGCTACGCGGCGACTACTCGTCAAGGATGCAGGGCTATGCGGTGGGTATTCAAAACGGTTTCTTAAGCCCTAATGATGTGCGGGCTTTGGAAAATATGAACACCATCGAGCACGGCGACATCTACGCCATGAACGGCAACATGCTCAAGCTTGAAGATGTCGGGGCCTATGCCAATCTGGCAGGAAAGGAGGTTAGCAAGTGAGCAGAAAGTTTTGGAACTGGCTCAAAAATGAGCAGTCTCGAACCCTCTTTTTAGATGGGTATATCGCTGAGGACAGCTGGTTCGAGGACGATATTACCCCCAAGCAGTTTAAAAATGAGCTCTATGCTGAGGATGGGGATGTGGTGGTGATGCTCAATTCCCCAGGCGGAGATGTTTTTGCCGCCAGTCAGATCTACACCATGTTAAAAGAATATCCAGGCCATATCACCGTAAAAATTGAGGGAATAGCCGCCAGCGCTGCTTCCGTCATTGCCATGGCAGCGGATGAGGTTTACATGTCTCCGGTAGCCATGATGATGATCCACAACCCCGCCACCGTCATATTTGGGGAAATATCTGACCTTAAAAGCGGTATTTCCATGCTGTCCGAGGTTAAAGAAAGCATTGTCAATGCCTACGAGCAGAAAACCGGTTTATCAAGAGCCAAAATTTCGCACATGATGGATGCCGAAAGCTGGTTTAATGCCTGGAAAGCAGTGGAGCTGGGCTTTGCCGACAAAGTCCTATACACAACAGAAGAACACCTAAACGAGCCGCCCAGCGCGGCTTATCTTTTTGACAAAATGACGGTCACCAACGCGCTGGTAAGAAAGTTTCCGCTGCCCCAGGTTAATAACCCTAAACCGCCGACCGGCACCCCGCTCAGCTACCTGGAAAAGCGGCTCAGCCTATTAAAACATTAGAATGGGAGGAATAACCATGAGCAAAATCTTAGAACTGCGTGAGAAAAGAGCCAAAGCCTGGGATGCCGCTAAAGCCTTTCTGGACAGCAAGCGCGGCGCTGACGGGCTCCTTTCCGCTGAGGACGTTGCCACCTATGAAAAGATGGAAGCCGATGTGGTAAATCTCGGCAAAGAAATCGATCGGCTGGAGCGTCAGCAGGCATTGGACGCGGAGCTTAACAAGCCCATCAATACACCCATTACCGGCAAGCCCGGCCAGCCCAACCCTGAGGATAAAACCGGTCGGGCCAGCGACGAGTACAAACGAGCCTTTTGGAACGCCATGCGCAGCAAGGCAGCGGGCTATGAAGTCCTGAACGCGCTGCAGGTGGGAACGGATTCCGAGGGAGGCTACCTGGTGCCGGACGAGTTCGAGCGCACCCTGGTCGAAGCCCTGGAAGAAGAGAACATCTTCCGCAGTATGGCCAAGATCATCCAAACCGCCAGCGGCGACCGCAAAATACCGGTCGTAGCCTCCAAGGGCACCGCCTCCTGGGTGGATGAAGAAGGCGCTATCCCGGAATCAGACGATGCCTTCGGGCAGGTTTCCATCGGAGCGTACAAGCTGGCGACCATGATCAAGGTATCCGAGGAATTGTTAAATGACAGCGTCTTTAATCTGGAGTCATATATCGCCCGGGAATTTGCCCGGAGAATCGGGGCCAAGGAAGAGGAATCCTTCTTCATCGGTGACGGAACCGGCAAGCCGACCGGGATTTTTAATTCTACCGGCGGAGCGGAACTGGGTGTAACTGCTGCTTCGGCAACGGCTATTACGGTGGATGAGATCATGGATCTGTTCTACAGCCTCAAGTCCCCTTACCGCAAAAACGCCGTATTCGTGATGAACGATTCCACTGTCAAAGCCATCAGAAAGTTAAAGGACGGCAACGGCCAGTATCTGTGGCAGCCCTCCATTACTGCCGGACAGCCGGATACGATTTTGAACCGTCCGGTCAAGACCTCAGCCTATGTACCGGCAATCGCAGCTGGGGCTAAAACTATCGCTTTCGGCGATTTCGGCTACTATTGGGTCGCTGATCGGCAAGGCCGTTCCTTCCAAAGATTGAACGAGCTTTATGCAGCTACCGGGCAGGTGGGATTTAAGGCAACACAGCGGGTTGACGGCAAACTGATTCTCCCTGAGGCCATCAAGGTACTGCAGATGAAAGCGTAGGTGTGAGTTATGAGCACTGTTAAAAACTACACCGAGCAAGGCGGCGAGAAAACCGTCATTGGCGGGGAGCTTGAGATTGCGGTTGGCGGTAAGCTTACCTTTGCAGGTACTGAACTTAAGCCTGCGGGAACTCAAGCAGACAGTACGGCATCAACGATTGAAGGCCTGGTAACTGATTTCAATGCCCTCCTCGCTAAGCTTAAAGCTGCGGGACTCATGGCAACCGAGTAATGAAAGGCGGTGGGCGTATTGGTACTTACTTTGGAGGAAGTAAAACTGTATCTAAAAGTAGACGGTGATGAAGACAATACGCTCATCACCGATCTCATAGGTGCCGCCGAGGAACTCTGCCAGGACATTCTGCGCTTTCCCCTGACCGAATTTACCGAGGTGCCGGAAACAGTTAAACAAGCCCTCCTTTATGCCATCGGCAATCTCTATGAACTACGGGAAGCAGTCGACATGAAAGCATTAATTGAGTTTATGACCAGGCTCTTATTCGCCTACCGCCGAGAAGGGTGGTAATTATGAAGAAGCGCGATTTAATGGGTGAGATGCGGCAGCGTATTGCCTTGCAGGCCAAGACCATCACCAAGTCAGAAGGCATCCCCCTGGAAAACTGGACTACAGTAGCCACAGTGTGGGCAGCAGTGTCGGACATATCGGGTAAAGAATACTTCCAGGCGGGGGCCTTGCAGTCGGAAGTCACCACCCGGATTAAAATCCGCTACCGAACCGGGATAACTCCTTCCATGCGGGTATTATATGGCTCCCGGGTATTTCAAATTCTGTCGGTAATCGATAAGGATGAGCGGCACCGCATAATCGAACTGATGTGCAAGGAGGTGATCCCCGGTGGCAGGTAATATGACCCTGGAAGGTATGGACGAGATTTTAGATAGGCTAAAGGAACTGGGGCAAAGAGCCGCTCCGGTAGAGAACCAGGCCCTCTATGCCGGTGCCAAGGTCGTCCAGGAAAAGGCTAGCCAAAAAGCGCCGCGCAGTTTAGAGGCCAAGGAGCATCTGGCCGACAATATCGTGATTTGCGAACCAAAGCAGGATGAAAACGGCAAATACGTGGAGGTGGGGCCAACGGCTCCCTTTTTTTATGGCAAATTTCTGGAGTACGGCACCTCCAAGATGACCGCCCGCCCTTTTATGGGTCCGGCCCAAGCCGAAAGCAAAAAACAGGTGCTGGAAACCATCAGGCAGACCTTGAAAGCGGGGCTTGACCTATGATCAATGTCAAACCCGAAGTCCTGGCGGCTTTGGAGGAAAACACCGATCTGCTGGCTTTATTGGGCGGGCCTCATATCTACCAGCTGAAAGCGCCGGAGGGCTTAAATAAATACATTACTTTGTTTGAGTTAACCAATTTCGATTCCGCCTGGGCAGACGGCACTGCTTTTATGGCTGAGGTGCATCTGCAAGTGGATGTGTGGGTAAAAGCAGCCAGCACCTCCCCTATTGCCGCCGAGGTGGACAAAACCATGAAATCTTTAGGCTTTAAAAGAACTAGCAGCGCCGATCTTTATGAAGACGATACCGGAATATATCACAAAGCGCTCAGGTATGTGACTGAGCGGGAAGTTGAAGGAGGTTAAAAAATGGCAGGGGTACAAGTAGGCTTAAACAGCCTGTATTACGCGGTTCTTACCAGCGATACGCCTTTGGGAGCGACATATAACAGCCCGGTGGCCATAGCCGGGGCTATCAACGCCAAAATAAGTCCCAAGAGCAATACAGAAACCCTGTACTGCGACGACGGGCCTGATGAAACCGTCACCTCGCTGGGGGAAATCGATGTGGAGTTTGAGGCTAAAGACATTGACCTCAACACCCAGGCGGCCCTTTTGGGGCACAGCGTCACTGGCGGGGTGCTGGTCAAGAAGTCAACCGACACCGCGCCCTATGTGGCTTTAGGATTCAAGTCCAAAAAGAGCAACGGCAGCTACCGCTATGTATGGCTGTATAAAGGGAAATTCGCCCTGCAAGAGCAGGAGTACCAGACTGCGGAGGATAAGCCCAAATTTCAGACCCCCAAAATCAAGGGGACATTTATTAAACGCACCTTTGACAACGCCTGGCAGAAGATCGGCGATGAGGATCATCCCGATTGGGCAGTTTCAACCGGCATTAATTGGTTTACGGCGGTGGACGGAGCGGCCCCCGGCCCTTTGACGGTGACAATAAGTCCGGTGGATGGGGCCAGCGGAGTGGCGGCAGACGCAAACTTGACCTGGACCTTTGCCAACGCCATCCAGGCTACCGATGTAACCGCCGCCAATTTTATCTTACTGAAGGCTGATGATGGGTCTTTGGCTGCTGGAGTCCTTAGTATTGATACGGAACACAAGGTGGTGACTTTTAATCCGGCCAGCAATTTAGCCCCTGGCGCGGATTACATCATGGTATGCACGCAGGGTGTCAGGGATATTTATGGCCAAAACCTGGCCACGGCCTCAATCGGCAGCTTCACCACCGCCGTTTAAGCCAATCAGGGCGGTTTTTGTACCGCTATCACACAGGGAGGGATATCGATGGAGAACCCCAAGATTACCCTTAAAGGAAAGACATACACCGCGCCGCCGCCCAAGGTCAAGCTCTGGCGCGAAGTGACCAAATTCAAGGATAAATTCGGCGATAAAGAGCAAGGCGATGAGGAAGCTCTAAGCGAGATGGAACGCCTGATCGCTGCTGCCTTTAACCACCCGGAAATAACCGCTGAGGCTATTGAGGAGGAACTGGACCTAGATGAGTTTGTCCCCCTCTTTTACCAGATTGCTAGCTGGGTGGCCGAGGCAGTCAGCCGAAAGATGACAGAACTCCCAAAGTAAATCACGCCGACGGACCGGACCTAAGCCATCTGTCGGCTTATCAAATGGTGGTGTATTTCTATTTGAGCCTGGCCCAAAGCTACCACTGGCTCCCGGAGCAGATTGACGCCATGGCGCTCGATATGTTCTGGGATCTGCTCATTGTTGGCTCTGTAGTTAACGAAGCTGAAAACAATCCTAGCGGGTACATTGATGACATTTGGTGAGGGGGTGAGAACAGTTGGCAGAAACCATCGGTGAACTGCTGGTCAAAGTCGGGCTGGACAACACCGGCTTTAATCAGGGCATGAAAGAATTGGATCAGTCGCTTAAGCTGGCTAGGGCTGAATTTCAGGCAGCCGCCGCCAAGATGGGCGATATGGGCAGCGCCGCCGACCAACTTAAATTAAAGGTTGAATACTTAAACAAGCAGGCTGAGGTGCAAAGGCAGAAAGTTGCCGCCTTAAAAGATGCCTATGAAAAAGCGGCGGGCAGTACCGAGCAGGATGCGGTCGCGGTGGAAAAACTGCAGATCAAAATGCTGCAGGCCGAAAAGGTTCTGGCCAATATGGAACACTCCCTAAAAAAGACGGTCAAGGAACTGGAACTGCAAGCTTCCGCCTGGACTAAGCTCTCTAAAAAGGCCGAAGAAGCCAGCCAGAAATTAAAAGCGGCGGGCAGCAGCATTACCAGTGCCGGTCAGGGATTGTCCCTGGCGGTTACCGCACCGCTTGCAGCCGCCGGAACCGCTGCGGTGAAACTAGCCTCAGATATCAATGAGGCTCTGAACAAGGTGGAAGTGGCCTTTCAGGATAACGCTGAAGGCGTTAAGAACTGGAGCGATACCACCCTGGAACGCTATGGCATCGCCAGGGGCACTGCCCTGGATATGGCTGCCACCTATGGGGACATGGCCACCAGCATGGGGCTCAACACCGCGCAGGCGGAAGAAATGAGCAAAACCCTGGTGGGTTTGGCCGGAGATCTGGCGAGCTTTAAGAACATCAGCATCGACATAGCGGATACCGCCTTAAAGTCGGTATTTACCGGCGAGACCGAATCTTTGAAAGAATTAGGCATTGTTATGACCCAGGCCAACCTGCAGGAATACGCCTACAGCCAGGGGATTAAAAAGAAAATCCAGGATATGAACCAGGCTGAGCAGACCCAGCTCAGGTACAACTATGTCCTGGCTATGACCAAGAACGCCCAGGGGGATTTCGAGAGAACCGGGGCGGGAACGGCTAACCAGATGCGGGTTTTCTCCGAAAGCTTAAAAGAGCTGGGGGGAGCCTTTGGCCAGCATATCCTGCCGGTTATAACCCCATTAATCCAGAGATTAAATGAACTGGTGCAAAGATTCGGTGCTTTAAGTCCCAGCGCCCAAAAAACCATTCTGGTTGTGGCGGGGGTGGCTGCCGCCATAGGCCCGGTTGTCCTCATTATCGGTCAGCTGGTCACCGCCGCCGGGGCCATCTCCGGTGTAGTCGGTACAGCTGCAGCCGCTATCGCCAGTGCAGGTGGGGTAACCGCAGCGTTGGGGGCGGCTTTTTCCGCTTTAACCGGTCCTATTGGTATCGCCGTAGCCGTTATCGCTGGTTTGGTTTTGGCTGTAAAGGAACTCTGGCAGAACAATGAAGACTTTCGTAACATGGTCAAGGAAATCTGGGCGGATATTGGGAACATTATCGCCAAAGCCGGAACCGCCATTAAAGTGTTCTGGGACAATTGGGGTAAAGATATCACTGCGGTATTCACCAATATCTGGAACATTATCAAGGCGGTATTTCAGACTGCGGCGGAAGTGATTGTAAACGCCTTCGGCTTTTTCCTGGATGTCTTGCAGGGAGACTGGCAAGGGGCCTGGGAGCATATCAAAAACATTTTCATCACCCTGTGGAATGGGATTAAGACAGTGGTGGTCAATGCTTTCGAGGGTCTAAGAACCCTGCACAACACGCTGCTGGAAATAGGTACTCATATTATTCAGGGTTTGATCGACGGGATTAAAGGCCGGATTGAGAAAGTCAGGGAAATCGCCGGGGAAATTGCCGAGACGGTAAAAAACAAAATCAAAGAAGCCCTATCCATCCGCTCCCCCTCCCAGGTGATGCGCGAATATGGCCTTAATATCAGCGAAGGCTTGAGCACCGGCATGCAAGAAGGAATGTCCTTTATAGAAGGCTCGGTATCCGACATTATTGCCACTCTCGTTGATATGCGCAACAGTCTGGAAGATATAGAGACTGAAACCAATGCCAAGCTGCTGGAAGCGGAAAAAGAGTACGCCGACCAGTGCCGGGAAGTCAAAAGCAAACTGGCCCAGGATGAAATCGCTTTGCAGCAGGAACTGTCCGATAAATTAGCCGCTATTACGGCAGCAGGCTTAGAGAAAGAAGCCCAGGCCATCGAAGCTTTTGAGCAGAGCTATGCGGCCAAGGTGGAGTCCATCAAAAACCAGATCGGGCTTTTTGATGAAGTAAAACCGCAAAAAGTATCGGGCAAGTCATTGCTTAGCAATCTGGAGGATCAGGTTAGTCAGTTTGACAGCTGGCAGGCCAACTTAAAGTCATTAGCTGCCAAAGGGGTTGACGAGGGGCTGATCGGCGAGCTTAGGCAGATGGGGGTCAAGGCGGCTCCCCAGGTCGCGGCGTTAAATACCTTGACAACCGATGAGCTAAATAAATACGTTGGCCTTTGGAAAACCAAAAACGCTCAGGCCCGGGCGGAAGCCAATATCGAGATGCGTCAGGCTCGGGTTGAACTTGGACAGCGCTTAAGCGAGATCAGGCTGGAAACCCAGAATCAACTTACCCAGCAGACTATCGAAATGCAGAACAAACTCATGGAAATGAAAGCCAAGGCCGATGAGGAACTGGCCAAGTACAAAAAAGCCTGGGAGAAAAAGAACGGCGAAATTAAAAAGAATGCCGCCGAAACCATTGCCACCATCGAAAAGAAGTATGAAGAAATAGTCAAGAAATCGGCCGGTTATGGCATCCAGGCTATGAGTGAGTTAATCCGGGGCATAAGGTCCAGGATGAGCGCTTTGCAAAGTGTCATGGACGAAGTGCGAAGCATCATGGGTTCCGGTATGGACCCCAATCAGCGCAACTCCCCCTCTTTGGTGGACAAGATTAAAATCGGGGTGGCTGATATAACGGCCGCCTACAGCAGCTTAAAAAACAATTTAAGGGGTCTTGACTTGCAGAGTGCTTTAGCAGGAGTTGCCTCTTTAGCCTTGGGTGCGGTTGCCACCAATTCAACCAGTAACAATTCCACCACCATCAACCGGATCAGCATAACGGTCAATGGCGGCACCGCCGATGTGGGCGAGCAGATTTACCGGACGCTCTTGGCCAAGGGGGTGCGTTTCAGTGGCTAGAAGCCTTCAGATTGCCGGGCTGGAACGCTGGCCGGACTATCGCCGGGGGAGTCTTACCATCAGCCAAATCCTTACCAGTCAGGTAGACAGCTGCTCCTTTGCGGTTAAGGGAGCAAAACCCCTTGAGGGCAGTGAAGTCATCATCGAGGATAGTGCCCTTACAGAGCCCCGGCTCTTTGCCGGGACCATCGACCGGGTGGAACTGGTGAACAATAAGGCACCCTTGGTATGGAAAGTGGACTGCCAGGACTATACCCTGCAGATGGATAAAAAGCTGGTGGTGGAAACCTATCTGGGCTTAAGTGCTGACGCCATTGTACGCGATATTCTGCTTAAATATTGTCCGGATTTTTCGGCGGCGGGGGTAGCTAGCGGCGCACCGGTAATTGAGTCTACCGGCACCGAATTCAACTACAAAATGCCGTCGGAATGTATGAAGTGGCTGTGCGACTACATCGGCTGGCAGTGGTATGTGGACTACTACAAGGTGGTCCATTTTTTTGATCCTGCCCAAATGGGAACTTTTGCCCCCATGACCCTGCAGCCCGGGGGCCGGTTTAGCAATTTCAAGGTAAGTATCGACCACCAGGGACTGCGCAACCGCATATATGTCTTAGGCGGCAGCATGCTGTCCGATCCGCAGACCATCGAGTGGAAGGCGGACGGCGCGGCCCGCATCTGGGTGCTGCCCTGGACTCCAAACGAGTGCGGCCTGCGGGTAGGCGGTACTGTGAAAAGCGTCGGCGTTGAGGGTGTTGATGAAGAAGATGCCAAGGATTATCTGGTAAACCTCGGCGACGGCTACCTGCGCTGCTCAGCCGCCACTGATACGCCAGCCAGCGGTTTGACCATTTCGCTTACCGCCCGGCAAAGCATTGATGTCATTACCGTAGTAGATGATTTGGCCAGCCAGGCTTCGATTGCCGCTCTGGAAGGCGGCGATGGGGTGTATGAGCACTATATCAAAGACGATACCCTGGTCACCATTGAGGCGGCTGAAGCGGCTGGAAACGCCGATCTGCGCGAATGGGCCAATCCCAAGACCAGCGGCAGTTTCACCACCCCAGTGCCGGGATGGGAACCTGGACAGTTAGTAAGCATCGAGCTTCCCGAACGAGGTGTAAACGCGGTTTTCCTGGTACAAAAGGTAACCATCTCCTTAAGCGAAGCCGGTCTTTGGGTATATACCATAGAATACGGCGGACGTCTCTTAGGGATAGCCGATTTTCTTAAAG